GGTAAAAGCAATATAAATACTTCGGAGGATTTATGAGGACTTCTAGAAAACCAAAAGCAGGATTAGCTATTAGAAATCCTGTTGATATAAATAAGAAAGAGACTGATGAGTTGAAAGAAACAGAAGTTGTTGAAGTTGAACAGTCATCTAAGAAAGAAGTAAAAAGAAGAAGGAAGACTTCTAATTAATATATTAATATTGGAGGAAATAAATGGCTAGAGTATTCACAACACCGGGTATCTATCGCAGAGAGATTGACCTTTCTGAAATATTAGTTCCAACTGGCATTTCCAATGGTGGAATTGTAGTTAGATCAAAGAAAGGACCTGTCAATAGACCAGTTCTTGTCACAAACGACAAGGAATTTATTGAGGTTTTTGGTGAACCAATTTTCACTTCTGGAACAGATTCCACAACAAATGGAAAGCTTATTCCAGAATACGGATATGGTGCTTATGGAGCACTTGAATATTTGAAAGAGTCCAACAATCTCTACGTTGTTAGAGATTTCACGCCTGGTTCAGACAACTATGCTCATGTAGATGTTTCACCATCTACATTGGACTTTACTATTCAGAGTGCTGGTATTTCTGGAACAAGATGGGAAAGAGGTAATAGACTTGACACGCTTGACTATATTAGTATAATTGATGATTACGCAGACGATTCAGATGGTCACGACAAATTTGTTATTGGAGCACTTGGTCCTGGTACAGATGGTAACAGTATTGCTGTTACTATTGAGCCATTTAGCCCATCAGCAGACTGGAAGTTCACATATGATGAATATCCAACTTCAGCACATGCGGTTTCATCTGACACATTGACAAATGATGATTGTGCTGAGTGGTATCCAATCGGTAGTAAGGTTGCTAAAATCAATGTTTACGTAAAGTCAACAACACAGAGTTGGGATGATCTTTATAGAAACAACGATGATAGAAACGATGGAAGACTTTTCTTGTCTCCAGTAGAAACATTCTATGGTTCTCTTAGTGAAGACTTGAAGGATGAAAATGGAAACAACCTTTTCATCGAAAAGGTTATCAATGGGAACTCTCAGTACATTTATGTCAAGAAGGGAAATAGTGTTGGTGTAGAATGGGAAATTGAGAATGGTCCTAGTGATGACCTTATACCAACAGCAGAAACATCTGATACTGAAGAAGAGTATGTCAAGTTTGTTTCTTCTGCGACAACACAATCTAATAGTAATAGATTGATGATACTTTCTGGTGGTGAAAGTGTGAAGGCTGATGGATTGAATGACATTACTGGATGGAATATATTCGAGGATAGAGAGAACGTCAATGTACAGATACTTATTGGAAGTTCTCATAATACTGCTGTCAAGCATGAAATGGGAAGAATAGCAGCAACAAGAGCGGACTGTATTGCAACAGTTCAGGCTGGTGATCTTGATGCCGATACGACAACGCAAGTTAGAAATGCTGAATTGTATGGTTACAGAACACCATCTTATGTTGCTATCTATGCAGGATATTCAAAAATCTATGACAAGTACAACGATAAGTTCGTTTTCTTGCCAAATGCGATTCTTGGAGCATCTTTGTTCGCAAGAGTAGACAACATTGCTAATCCTTGGGAAGCTCCTGCTGGTATCAATAGAGGTACGCTTTCGGTTCTTGACCAGAGAAAGATTTGGACATTCGATGAGATTGGTAAGCTTTACGATAGAAATATCAACGTGCCAAGGTTCATAAGAGGAACTGGTCATGTTATGTGGGGTCAGAAGACTGCTCAGTTGAAGGCATCTGCTCTTGATAGAATTAACGTAAGAAGAAATCTTCTTTACATTGAGAACAACATCGAGACAGCATTGCTTCCATTTGTTTTTGAGAATAATACTGCTAAGACAAGATTGAGAGTCTTTAGCTTGATAGATGAGTTCTTGGCAGGTGTTCAGGCTGGTGGTGGATTGACAGCATATCAGGTTGTCGTTGATGAGAGTAATAATACTCCTGCTGTCATTGATGCTAATAGATTGAATGTTGACATTTACGTACAGCCAACAAGAGCGATTGAATTCATCCAGTTGACTACTGTTATAACACGTACAGGAATTTCATTCGAAGAAGTTAGAATTGCTACTGCGTAATTGACAAATGTTAATAAATATGTTATAATATAAAAGTGGGACAGTGGGTTGCAAACCATTTCCTGAAACCTTGATTAGTAAGGATTACCACTTTTTTATTAAATCTATCAAGGAGATTATATTGAAAAAATTAAACGATTCAATTTTTATACAAAAGTCAAAAAAAGTTCATGGAGATAAGTACGATTATTCTAAAGTAAAATATATTAATTGTGAAACTAAAGTTTGTATAAAATGCCCAAAACATGGATATTTTTGGCAACAACCTCAATATCATATAGGTAAACAGAAATCTGGATGCCCATCTTGTGCTAATGAAAACAGAAACAATTATAAAAGATTAAATACAACCAAATTTATAAAAGAAGCTATAAAAATTTATGGAAATAAGTACGATTATTCTTTAGTAAATTGTAAAAACAATTATGACAATGTTACAATAATATGTCCTATACATGGAAAATTTGAACAAAGACCAACAGTACATCTAAGAAAAAATGGAAAAGGTTGTCCCAAGTGTTGTGTAAACTATAAGAAAAGTTTAGAAGATTATTTGAAAGTTTTTAATAATATTCATGGAGATAAGTACGACTATTCTCTAGTAAATAATATAAATAACGGCCAATCTATGATAGATATAATTTGTCCGTTACATGGAATTTTTAAACAAAGGGCAATTTTACATTATAGAGGCCATGGTTGTAAATTTTGTGCTAATAAAGAAAATGGATTAAACCATCGCATATCTGTTGAAAATTTTATTGAAAAAAGTGTTAAGATACATGGCGATACTTTTGATTATTCTTTAATAAAAGAAATAGAAAATGTTCAAATAGGTGTTCCTATTAAATGTAAAGAACATAATGAAATATTTTATCAAAGACCAGACAATCATATGAATGGTAAAAATGGTTGTAAAAAATGTAAATGTATGGGAATTTCTCATTTAGAAAAAGAAATGATAAATTTTGTTAAAGAAAATTATTCAAACAACATTAAAGAAAACGTTAGAAACATAATAACCCCATATGAGTTAGACATTTATTTGCCAGATTTGAAATTAGCATTTGAGTTCAATGGCCTTTATTGGCATTCGGAATTATATAAAGATAAAAATTATCACTTAAATAAAACCGAACAATGCGAAGAGATCGGAATACATTTAGTCCATATTTATGAAGATGATTGGATTTACAAACAAGAAGTTGTAAAATCTAGGATTTTAAATTTGCTTGGTAAATCCAAAAAGGTTTATGCTAGAAAAACCGAAATTAAAGAAGTCTCTTACAAGGATTCGAAGGAATTTCTCGAACAAAACCATATTCAAGGTAACTGTATGTCAAAGATTAGATTTGGACTTTACTACCAAGATGAATTAGTCTCATTAATGACATTTGGTAAATTAAGAAAATGTTTAGGTAATAAAAATAAAGAGGGTTCGTTTGAATTGTTAAGATTTTGTAATAAGATAAATACTAATGTTGTTGGTGGGGCTAGTAAATTATTTAAATATTTCATCGGAAATTATTGTCCTAAAGATGTTATAAGTTATGCCGATAGGAGTTGGACAATGAATAACGGGCAAACCCTTTATGATAAATTGGGATTTGATTTAGATTCTATAAGTAAGCCCAATTATTTCTATATAAATAACATTAAAGAAAATAGGTTTAAATATCGTAAAGATAAACTTATAGAAGATGGATTTGATGAAAATATGTCAGAACGTGAGATTATGACAGAAAGAAAAATTTATAGAATATATAATTCGGGACAATTAAAGTATAAATACTTACAAAGATGAATTTGAGAGATTTTTGTAAATGTATTACAAATACTTTTAAAAGAAGACAATTTAAAAAAGAATTTAAGAAATAAGGAGGAATAAATGGCAAATTTAACAATAGAAGGAAGAGCGAAAACATTACCTGACATTCAGAGATCGTGGATGTGGGAACTAATTATCCCATCCATTGCTGATGTTACAAATGGTATAATGGGAGATGTTGAGGACTTGGTCATCAGAGCAAGAACAGCAACAATACCTGCTCGTGGAAACGATCCAATTGAAAGCCAGTTCATAGGTATGAAACAGTTCTTCCCTGGTAAACCAACATTTGGTAATACATTTGAGGTTACTATAGAAGAAACTGAAGACCAGATTGTACATAGAGCATTGACAACTTGGCAGAACCTTATTTTCAGCATTTCTCCAAACGCACCGACCGGTGGTCAGTCATTGAGACCATTGAAGAGAGATGTTGCTAAGGATGTTTATTTGCTTATGTATAGATATAATGGTGACGAAATGAGAGAAAAAATCCGTTTTTACAACTGTTTCGTTCAGAACGTTGGTGANGTCTCATTGTCATATACTGAAAATAACAAGGTCGATTATAGCGTCACGTTTCAATTTGATTTCTGGACATTTGCATAATATCTTCAAGATATCTTTCTTTTTCAATTTATAAATGAGTGTGAGGCATTATATGTCTCGCACTGAATTGATTTTAGCACTAATCACATCAAGGACAGAAATATGCCAATAGGTATAAATGGTATAGAATTACTCAGGTACTTTAGACAACCAGAAACTGCCTTTGGAAAATCTATTCAAAGGAACTGGCAGTTCTATGGATTTTTTCTTTATAGTCCTTTCAAATCCATAGAATCTTTTGTGAGTGGTATCGAAAATGCAATAGGAAATGCTGTGAATAATAAGTCAGAATTTCCACCTGTAATTCAGCCGTTTCACGTTTTAGATGTTACTATTCCAACATATAAATTTGAAAAGAAAAAAGTTATGTATGGACAAGTTCCAAGAACTTTTCCTCTTTTGAATTTTGAAGGTTTTGATTTGAGTGTTACATTAGAAGAGGATGAGTTTGGTACTGTTGAATATTTTATAAACTGGAATCAAAGAAATATAATAGATAAAAGAGGTTATTACAACGCACCAAAAAATGTCAAGACAAAAGCATTTTATGTTGAAGTTCAAGATAAAAACGGTATTCCTGTTGTTTACTATATATTTAGAGATTTGTATTTTTTAGCAGCAACAGACGCAACATATTCATACACTTCAAATGAAAGTATAAAAAGAACATTGACTTTTGGATGTGATAGGATGAGCACCGTGTTTGCTAAACAAAATTTAGTCGCTCAGAGTGCTGGTTTAGCAGCCGCAACAGGAGTCCCAAGCGAAGCTCTAAATACTGTTTCAAGAGGAACTCGTGAATTTTTTGATAGGATAAACGATAGCAGAAGATAAACTAAGGAGGTTTATATGCAAATGAAAGATGTTAGTGATGATGAACTTAGACAACT